AACCTGGGGCAAGGAGGAGGGCAGATGCCTTGGGGTCACTGGATTTCAAGTGATCTGTTTGCCGTCCCATTAGCAAATCTGATGGGACAGATAAGCACCGCTGATAACCACTGCGCTGCAATGGGTTCCGCCAGGTTCCACCCAGCCATTGTGCCAGTTCCTCGGACTGTCCACCGTCCAACCGGCTCCAGAGGCTGTATGCTGGGACAGAGATGGTTGATTGAAGGTCTTGATCTCGACTCTCCCTGTTAAGGGGGAGGAGAGTCTCGATCTTCAACCATCAACCACTCCCCCTCAGAACCTCGACAACCGAAGAGCCAAGGCTGAGTAGGACCACGGGTCACTGCCGCCAACCACCTGCCGAGCGGGATTCCAGGGGTTGGGCTAGGGTACACTCCTCAGGTGCCAGCCGTGCCACGCCGAGAAGGGTGAGCACCAGCAAGCGGCGAGCCACAGCCGCTAGATGCGCTACTGCGTATCGCTACAAGTATGCTCATGGCACACCGGCTAGTATGCACCGGCGTACACCAGGGTTCGAGTCCCTGGCTAGTCATTGCGATCACAAGGTCGCAACACATTCAACGTTTACATTCACAACATGCCTACTTTCAACATTGCTCCTCGTACCTCTGATGCTGTCTCGTATCTGCAGGTTGACCCGTTCAACGGTGTTGCCTACGTTACATTCGAGAACGGCTACGAGTATGAGTACACCAACGTTAGCCGCCGGGCTATCATGAACCTGTTGCTCAATCCCAACATGTCGCTTGGGTTCTGGGTTAACAAGAACTGCGTTAACACTAAGCGTACTTCTTACCTTCAACTCGTCTGATCTTCAACACGGTTGGTTACACTTAAGCGTCACTAATCCGACGCTTTCCTGTAGCCTACAAGCTACACGAGTGTCTCGTTACACTCGACTGTACACTTGCTTCACATACAACATGACCAACATGCACACCGCTCTCGCTGCTCGCTTCACCGATGCAGATGAGATCAAGGACGTAGCCGAACACGGCTGCATCGGTGGTTTCTCTGGTTTCATCTACTACTCCGAGACTGAGAAGTTCTTCGATGAGTATGAAGATGAGATCTACGATTACCTCAACGATTGCGGTGTAACTATCCGCGATCTTTGCACTAACGATGACACTATTGCCACGCTCAAGAATAGCTTAGTGTGGTGTGTAGTTGAGTGCTGGTGTCAAGCACAACACATGGGTAATGAGCTTGAGCGTGAGGCTCTCGCTGCCTAAGCCTGACGATTACACTTTCCCATCACATGTTGATGGGTTTCTGTAGTCCTCATGACTACGTATTCTTTCACAAGGAGTTAGTTATGTCTAACATTGAATACCTACGTCAGCAACTTGAGTATGCAGAAGAGCAACTCATGATCGCTGATGACATGTACACCAAGGTCACATGGGGTAACCGATGTGACCTGCTTGAAGCTGCCCTTGCTGATGCGGAGGTGGCTTGATGCAGTACCAAGTTCTTTACACCAAGGGTCGTGATGTCTGTGCCTGTGAGTATGTAACTGCTCGCTCAGTTATGGAAGCATGGAGCATGGGAGATGCACGAGCACAAGGACATGAGCGTGTCCTTGATGTTGTCCCGATGAACACTAACCTGCACACTTACAAGGAGTTCTGATCATGACACAAACACAGATCAACAATGGCATTGCTTACGCATTCATGTGGCTTGCTGAATTGAATACTGATTTGTATGACTATTGGGTTAACACTCTTTACACCGTAGATAGTAACTTTGTAGAGGGTATGTGGAACTCAGCAACCCTTGACAAAATGAGTGACGATGTAATGTTTAACTGGGAGACTATTAACTGATGACCTACTACATCAACCGTCAAGTTACTGGTCTTCGTGACCAAACATGTGATGAGTATGAATCACACATGGAAGCACACTTGATGATGCGTAAGTATCAAGTAGCCGATCATGGTCGTGCTTACTACTACTTGTCCACCACATGTAAGGAGAATTGGAATGACTGATGAAGAATACATGAAACAGATTGAACTTGAATGGTCACGTATTGATGATGACCCCGACATGTTTGATGAGCTTGCATTCTTTGAGGATCTTTTAACTGATGACTGAACAATCCACTGCAATCAAAGTACCTACATTCCCTGATGAGTTCAAGCCTATCATCAAGGTACTCAATCGTGCATGTTGTAATGATGACATTATGCAGCATGTAACTGAAAAGGAAGCTGGTCTTATTAGTGGCTGGCTTGATGAATTTAAATCCCTTGCATTGGAGTTCTCTGAATGACTGAAACACTTACTCGATCTCGTGAATGGCTGCTACTTAATGCAGTCGAAGCATGGCTACATAACTACGAAAGTGTAGGTGATGTTGCTACAATTGAGCAGTACAAACTACTGCGTAATGAGTTCCATGATGCGTACGTGCAGTCTTTAGGCATGGACGTAGTTGAGCGCAGCGAAACACCAGTGGAACCTACACCTACACGTACCACATCTACCCGCAAACGTACAACAAATGGTTCACACTCACAGCCTTCGTGAATACGAAGTGACGCTACGTTCAGGTGTTTGGTATCTCTTAGCACCCGATTCTGAGTCTGCTGCCTGGCGGGCTTTAGAGTTGTCCCGTGAACGCAACGATCAACTACTAAATGTTAAACAACAAGATGAGTGGTAAGCGTTACTATCCAAACAACTACGACATGTACAAGGACGCACCAGATGATGCGTTCGAGCAACATACCTTTGAAGAGATTATGGATTGGAAGGTAGCCGGTTGGGAGTTACCTTCGTCTGTATGTTGTATCATTCGTGTACGTGACTCAAAGACTTATAAGATCAAAGAGCACGTTTACATGAAGGAAGGTGCAGCACAGAATAAAGTTCAACAACTTCTACGTACACCTGACATTGAGTTTACTGTCTGTGATCATGCTGCAATCCACCACCTTACTTGCGGAGACTATGAAGATGAAGACTAAAGTGTATTTTCGTCGCCTTCACGAATTGTGTGATGAACTTATTGGTCATCCTAATCGTGATGAAATCATCTCTTTGATGATGGAACAACTCGCTGACGACACTGATACTATCGAGACTGCCTATGGCTACACCAGCTGAGATCGACGAACAAGTACAACTTGAGCGTGATCAAATAGCTCAAGGACTCAAGAGATTACACAAGAACACACAGGATCTTGAGGAGAAGAGTTATGCATCAGCTAGTGTTTATGGTATTTCATCCATTGATGAGTTACTGCCTAAGGTAGTCGCACGTATTGAAGATACATTCAATCGTCTCACTAAAGGTCAAGCAGGTAAATCATTTAAAGAGATCCAACATTACATTGTTGATCTTGAACCGTTAGCATCAGCAGCCATTGCACTTAAACTAACCTTCGATAAAGTATTTTCATACAAAGAGGGTAGTGATCAGCTCACCCAAGTGTGTGAGGCTATCGGCCATGCTGTTGAGGATGAATGTCAGATGCGTTTCTATGAACGTTCTGCACCTGGACTCCTCAACGTACTCAAACAGAAGTACTGGCACAAGTCCAGCGGTACACATCAACGACTAACAAACATCCGCAGACCTATGAATTTTGTGGATGTTCATTGGAAGTCTTGGGGTGCTGCTAATCGTGTCAAGTTAGGCTCATGGCTGCTTGATTGCATCATTGCTAAATCACATTGGTTCACCAAGGAGATGCGTATACAAGGACGCAAACGGGTTAATTACGTTGTTCCTACACCTGAGTTCATCTCAGTTAAAGACAAGGTGATGAAGGATGCAGAGTTATTTGCTCCTCTTGCTTGGCCGATGTTGGTTGAACCTAACGATTGGACTACCGATCCTGAGGGTCGCCCTGGTGGTTATCTGCTAAATGAGGTGATGCGTGGGCACGATCTAGTGCGTCGCGGTAACCAGCTATCTATACAGGGAGAAACCCCTATCGAGTTTTTGAACAAGATTCAGAAGGTCGCCTTTACTCTAAATCCCTTTATTGTAGAGGTTGCGGAAGAACTAGATAGATTGGAACGAGCAGTAGGTAAGTTCCTCCCCATTGTCAATCATGAATTGCCTCCTAAACCTGTAGACATTGCAGAGAACATTGAGTCTCGTAAGAAGTACAGACAAGAGGCTGCTCAGACAATGAATCTGAACGCACAAGAGTTTAAGAAATCTTGTCGTACAAGGATGACAATGGAGGCAGTGAAAAGGTTCAAGGACGTACCTAAGTTCTACATACCGTGGTCTTTTGATTACAGAGGTAGAGCTTACCCTATTCCTGCCTTTCTTACTCCGCAAGACACAGACTTTGGAAAAAGTTTGTTAGTCTTTGCAGAGGGGTCATACACAACTGATGAATCAGATGAATGGTTAGCCTTTCAAGTAGCTACTACATACGGTCTTGATAAAGCACCAATGGTTGAGCGTATTGAATGGGCAAAAAATAACCATGAATTATTCACACTCATAGCCACAGATCCCGTTGGTAATTTACATCTTTGGGAGAATGTAGAGGAACCTTGGCAGTTCCTAGCAGCTGTAGAAGAGTATTATCATTGTGTCGTAGTTGCTGATAGGCAATTCACTCGTCTTATGGTGGCAACTGATGCTACCTGTTCAGGTCTTCAGATCTTGGCAGGATTAGCTAGGGATAAGTCCACCGCACGTCTTGTTAATGTTTTACCAGGCAATCAACCCCAAGATGCTTACAAGGTCGTAGCAGAAGCAGCTAAACCTAATTGTCCTGAATCCATCCAACCTTATTTAGATAGGAAGGTGGTCAAAAGGGTAGTTATGACTGTTCCTTATAATGCTAAACCTTTTTCTAATCGTGGTTACATCCGTGAAGCACTAACTGAGAAAGGTGTAGAGATTAGTAAGGAAGATTTAACTGCTACTGTTAAGGCAGTAAGGGATGCTATGGATGTTGTCGTACCTGGTCCCATGGCTGTTATGTCATGGATTGAGCAGGAAGTAACCACAGCCATCAAGAACGGAAAGGACTTCTTAGAATGGACGACACCTTCAGGGTTTGTCGTTCATCAAAAGTTAAATAAAAAAGAAGTTGTATCCCTACAGCTACAGTTGTTAGGAGCTTGTCGTATGCAGGTCGCTGTAGGCGACAAAGACGAGGTTGATCTACTTCACCACAAGAACGCAACAGCTCCCAACCTCATCCATTCCCTTGATGCATCATTGCTGCACTTAGCTGCGCTACGCTTCGATGCACCGATTGCCCTTATCCATGACTCTGTGTTATGCAGAGCCACGGACATGTCCACGCTATCTACCTTGGTACGTGAGACATACATGCACCTGTTCGCAGAGCATGACTTTCTCAATGACTTCGCATCTCAAATAGGTGCGGAGACTGCCCCACCGATCATTGGCGATCTTAAGCCTGAGTCAGTGATTGAATCCACCTACTTTTTCTGTTAATGGCACAAACCGTACACATCACCCAAGAGCCTGTTGTCCTTGAGGGTTACCAAGCTATTCTGAAACCCAGCAAGTTTGGGTACTCGCTTAGCGCACTGATCAATGATAAGCTTGTTGAAGTCCTGGAGCAAGATCGCACCGAGACTATCAAATGGGCTGAATCTAAACTGAAGAACCCTAAGCGTTCTACTCTCAAGCCTGAGCCTTGGGAAGAGGTGTCTGAAGGTAAGTACAAGGTTAAGTTCTCTTGGAATGAAGAGACTCGTCCTCCTGTGGTAGACACGGAAGGTACACCTGTCACTGATGATTCACTGCCTTTGTACAGTGGGTCTAAAGTTAAGCTGGCATTCCGCCAGAAACCCTACATCCTGAAGGATGGTGTTACTTACGGCACCACTCTCAAGCTTGTGGGTATTCAAGTTGTTGCACTCAATAGTTCTGCTGGCGTAGATGCTGGTGACATGGGTGAAACTGAAGTGGCCGCACTGTTCGGTCAAACCAAAGGGTTCAAGTCTAACGATCCTGTTGTCACTCCGTCTGCTGATGTAGCAGAAGATGATGACTTCTGATGTTTAGATCAGGCTTGGAAGAGAAGGTTGCTGATCTTCTCTCCAGCTTGAAAGTTAACTACGAATACGAATCACGTAAACTTGCTTACGTTCTTGAATGCAATTATCTGCCAGACTTTCTTTTGCCGAATGGTGTCTTTCTAGAAGTGAAAGGACGCCTGACAAGCGAGGATCGCCGCAAGATGATCGCAGTGAAGAAGAGCAATCCCGAGTTAGATATTCGCTTCGTCTTTCAAGCACCCTTTAATAAAATCTACAAAGGGTCCAAAACCACCTATGCAAAGTGGTGTGATAAGCACGGCTTTCCATGGACTTCATACACCGAAATTCCACTCAAATGGCTCACCTGACTTACGGTACTCCCGAATTTTACGCTGAACAATTCAGTGACATTATTGCTGATGTAGACGCTGAAACCCCAGCAACTGTAGAAAACATTCTGAGCGGTTTTTATATCGCACTGAATGATTGGTTTGATTATCACGAACAACAAGCAAATGCATATGCAGAACTCCGAGTCCGAGTTCGTGAGGCACTTGCCGTGTGACAACTGTGGGTCATCAGATGCAAATTCTTTGTACTCTGATGGCCACACTTTTTGTTTTGCCTGTAATGCTTACGGTCACACCGAAGAACTTGTTCACACTCATAAAATGTCCACCAATGTACAATTACGTGGCTCAGCCGAACGGCTGCAGAAACGACGAATCTCCGAAAAAGTCTGTCAAAAGTACAGAATCCACAAAGACGGAGACGTTCTACGCTTCTATTATTTCAGCGAGTCTGGAGTACTTGAAGGTTGTAAAGTAAAAACTAAAGACAAAGTATTCACTTATGAAGGAACAGTCCCAGGTACCCTCTTTGGACAACATTTGTTTCCCTCCCATGGAAAACGAGTCGTTATCACTGAAGGAGAACTCGATGCAGCTTCATGTCAAGAGGCTATGCCGGGGTGGCCGATGGTATCTTTACCTAGCGGTGCCGCAGCGGCCAAGAAGTCGATTCAACGGGCTATCCCCTGGCTCCAGGGTTACGAGGAGATTGTCCTGCTCTTCGACAATGACGAGGCAGGCCGTAAGGCAACGGAGGAAGCAGCAAGCGTATTGCCACCTGGCAAGTGCAAGATTGCATCGCTCCCGGATGGTTACAAAGATGCGTCAGACGCCATCGTTGCCGATGACTCTCAAGCAATTCGTGAGGCTATTTGGAATGCAAAACCTTACCGTCCAGATGGGATCGTTGATGGGAAATCACTCCTAGAACTTGTAACCACACCTACACCACCCGCTGATCATGACTACCCTTTCGCCGGACTACAGCATAAACTTCACGGGATCCGATACGGGGAGCTTGTTACAATTACTGCAGGATCTGGCATTGGTAAATCCAGCTTCTGTAGAGAGTTGGCAACTCACCTTCTCAATTCCGGTGAACGAGTTGGATACCTGGCTCTCGAAGAGTCAAATCGCAGGACAGCTCTCGGACTGATGTCCGCAGCAGTTGGTAAATCACTACACCTTGGAGAACATGACCGATCTACTCTCACCCAAGCGTATCAGGATACTCTTGCTGTCTGGAATCTCTTTCTTTTCGATGGCTTTGGTTCTTTTGATCCTGATCTCATCTACAACCGAATTGAATACTTGGCAACAGGTCTTGATGCGCGGATCATCTTTCTAGATCACCTCTCAATCTTGTTGAGTGGTCTTGATGGCGATGAACGCCGCATGATTGACACCACCATGACCCGCCTGCGTTCTCTTGTAGAGCGTACAGGCATCGCATTGTTCCTCGTCTCCCACCTCAGGCGAACATCTAACGACACTAACCATGAGGAAGGAGCACGTGTTACACTTGGACAGTTGCGCGGAAGTGCAGCAATTGCACAACTCTCTGACGGAGTTATTGCCCTTGAACGAGATCAACAGAGTACAGGCAAACAGTCTGATACAACTGTTAGAGTCCTCAAGAATCGCTATTCAGGCGAAGTTGGCATCGCGTGTAATCTGAGTTATGATTTATCCACCTGTAAATTCAATGAAACTCAACCAGAACAAGAGTTCGACGCAACAACAGACTTTTGATCCTTGGAATCTTCGAGGACGACTGCCTATGACACCAGTTTGGAAGGACCCTAACAAAGCTAAAGAACGCTGGGATAGAGCCTTCAATTACCTGGCTCAACTGAAACGTCCTAATCCTCCAACTCCTGAAGCTGTTGCTAAAGCTCAGTTTGTCGATAAGACATATCGTTGGACTGGCCGTTGAATGTCTTCTCTTATCTTTGACTTAGAGACAAACGGGCTTCTGTATGATCTTACCTGCATTCACTGTCTGGTCATCTATGATTACGAGAATGATCAAACTGTGGTATACAATGATGAAGGCAGTAAAGAGCCTATTGTCAGGGGTATCAGTAGGTTAGAAGAAGCCAATTGTATTGTTGGTCATAACATCATTGGGTATGACATACCAGCAATACAGAAGCTTTATAACTGGTTTAAACCACCAGAGGTAGTTATTGACACATTGTTGCTATCACGTCTTTATCATGCTGACCTATTGCATATTGATAGGAAACATAACTGGAAACATATGCCGCTCCAAATGTATGGACGCCACAGTCTTGAATCCTATGGGTATAGGTTGGGTGAATACAAAGGATCATTTGCCAAGTCTACAGACTGGAAAGAATGGTCTCAAGATATGGAGGATTACTGTGTTCAAGACGTTGTAGTAACAAAAAAACTATGCAAACATTTCCACCCCTACCTGACTGGCTCACGCTAGAGCACAAGGTAGCAGAGATACTAACTAAACAAGAACTTCATGGCTGGTACTTTGACGAACAACAGGCTTATGAACTTGAATCAGTTCTCAGAAGCGAGTTGGAGTCTAGTACAAGATTACTACGAGAACGGCACCCTCTCGTTGCAGGATCGGAATTTACTCCTAAGCGAAATAACAAAACTTCTGGCTACATTGAAGGATGTCCCTTTACTAGACTAAAGGAGTTCAATCCTACATCTCGTGATCACATTGCCTGGGTAATGCAAGAGCATTACGGTTGGAAACCCACTGAGTTCACAGATAAAGGTAAGCCCACTATTGATGAGGTTGTATTGAAAGACATTGGTACGCCAATTGCTCTTGATTTCTTCCGTTGTCTTGAACTAACTAAATCGCTTGGCATGTTGTCGGAAGGCGTCAATGCTTGGTTGAAGTTAGTACGTAACAACAGGATTCATCACCACTGTTCAGTTGCCACCAACACGTCTCGTTGTGCTCATAGAAAACCAAATCTAGCTCAAGTTCCCAGTGAATCTGATTTTAGAAAGTTATTCTGCGCTAGCCCTGGCTTGCTTATGGTTGGTGCTGATCTCGCAGGGATTGAACTGCGAATGCTTGCCCATTATCTTGCTCGATATGATGGAGGCCGCTACGGAGATGTTCTTCTCAACGGTGACATTCACCAGGAGAATGCTGATAAAATAGGTATCTCTCGACGCCTTGTAAAGACTGTAACCTACGCCTTTTTATATGGTGCAGGTGATCAAAAAATTGGATTAAGTTATGACCCTCAATTATCCCAGGCTGCTGCCCGTAAGAAAGGCAAGGAGATACGCCAAGCATACTTGGATGCAATTCCTGGACTTGAGAAACTGGTTACTGCGGTTAAGTCCAAGGCGGAATCTGGTTACATCAATCTCTGTGACAATCGCCGCTGCAGCGTTGATGGTAGCCACAAGGCCCTTAACTACCTCCTCCAAGGGTCGGCTGCTGTAATTGCTAAGCGGTGGATGCTGATCAACCATGACAACACACAAGACCTGTGTTGTTCCCAACTTGCCTTTGTACATGACGAACTACAATTTGAATGTGATCCCGGACACGTGGACGCACTACGAACATCCCTGGTATGTTCAGCTGAAGAAGCTGGACGCTTCTATGACTTGCGAATCCCCATCGCAGCAGAAGCCCAAGTCGGAAACAACTGGAGTGAAGTACACTAATGGCAGTAAAATCTAAAACCGCACTGGGAAAGGTTACCTTTCAATCCCGTGCTAAATTTAAACGCACCAGGCAAGGTAATGGCACTCGTAGTCTTCCTTCGCATGGGCGAAAGCTCAAGCGAGGACAAGGTAAATGAGTCTCCTGATTGATGCAGACTACATCGTCTACAAGTGCTGTGCAGCAGCCGAAACAGAAATCGACTGGGGAGATGATGTTATCGTCGTCTCAAGTAGGTTCAGTGAAGCCTACGACAAAGTACAACGAGAGCTATTCAACATCGCAACAGATCTTGGATGCTTCGATGATTCTATCTTGTTTTTTACTGATAGCATCAACTTTCGTAAACGTATTGACCCAGCGTATAAGGGACATAGAAATCGAAAGAAGCCGTGCGGTTACCGTAGGGTCATCAACAAACTCAAGGAGGACTACCAAGTCGTTGTGATGCCTGAGTTAGAAGCTGATGATGCTCTTGGCATCTACGCTACTAAAGAACCAGGACATATCATTTGTAGTCCTGATAAAGACATGCGACAGATACCTGGAGACCTTTATGATTTATCTACTGGAGTTATCACACTCACCAAAGAAGAAGGTGACCGTTGGCATCTTATTCAGACGCTGGCTGGTGACCAAACTGATGGGTATAGCGGAGTTCCTGGATTCGGGATTAAACGAGCAGTCTCCTTCTTTGAAGAGAACGGTTACAGCTGGTCCTCCGTTGTCTCAGCATTTGCTAGCAAGGAACTTGATGAATCCGTCGCGCTCCAGAATGCTCGACTCGCCAAGATCCTTCAGCACACCGATTATGACTTTACCAACCAATCCATCATCCTTTGGACCCCCACCACCAGTACTTGAACTAACAATGGAGCAGCAGTTTAAGCTGCGCCAGATTGAAGATGCTCTAAGGAATCCTGAATCTAAGAAGGAGGACATCATTACCATCTTCATGGCACTCCAACGCCAATGTTTTGTACTTGGCAACTCAATGTCCAACTTAGTTAAAAAATGGCCAACACCAACTCAACTGGACCCAACTATTATCGACGAGGTTCTATCCAAGTTTGGGATTTCATCCGAGACCAAGGACTGAACTTTCATCTAGGCAACGCCATTAAATACATCTGCCGTGCGGGACATAAAGAGTCTCGCATTGCTGATCTTAGTAAAGCAATCCACTACCTACAAAATGAGCTTGAGAACGAAATCCTTAATGAGCCAAGCCAAGGAGTTTCGCCGTGGCTTTCAAGTGACGAACAGTACTGGGAGTCATTCACGGGAGATGCAGAAGCGTTTGATCGTTGAGGAATTTAAAGAGTTCCTTGAAGCTGATCAGCAACTGTTATATGGCTATGCTCGTAACTCTGAGGATTGTCTAAAAGAACTAGCAGACCTTGTGTATGTCTGCTATCAATACGCTGCTAATCTAGAATGGGATCTAGATGAAGCAATGGACCGAGTACACCAAAGCAACATGAGTAAGCTTGGTGAAGACGGTAATCCCATCCGCCGTGAAGACGGCAAGGTTCTGAAAGGACCAAACTATCAACCACCTAATCTTACTGATCTCGTTTAATAATGTCTGCCCCTCACAAAGAACTTATCGCTCGTACTGGGCGTGTGCAATCTTGGATTGACGATCCCACTTCCCGCCTACCTGTCTCTTGCACAGTCTTTGTGGTGGAAGATGAAATGGAAGGACCAAATGGAATCGAAGCATCCTGGCGTTTTGTTTCCCACGCTCTCCGCTACGGAGCTGGCGTGGCTGTCCATCTATCCAAACTCCGACCGAAAGGAAATGAGAATGGCAAGGGACTTGTGGCATCTGGCCCTGTGTCCTTTGCAAAGATCTACTCAACACTTAATGAAATCCTGAGGCGAGGAGGAGTCTATAAGAATGGAGCTGTCGTTGCTCATCTTGATCTTAGCCATCCCGACGTGCTGGAGTTTATTACTGCTAGCCGGGCTGATCTACCTTGGATCAAGCGTTGCGTCAATATTAACCAACTATGGTGGGATTACGCTACTCAAGAAGTCAAAGAGGCGCTTCTCCAAGGCATTCGCCAGGGTGACATCTGGCTCAACAAAACCAAAGTAGATAAGAATGGAAATCGAATCCGGGGAAACGTTTGCTTGGAAGTGTACTTGCCTTCACGGGGAACCTGTCTACTACAACATGTCAACCTTGGCCAGTGCGAACTCAATGACATTCAAGGTGCATTTGTCACTGGAATGTCCGAGCTGTGCGCCCTTCATGGAAAAACGGACGTTGGCTCTAGTGGAGAATACCTCCCTCCGGAGACGGATCGCCAAGTTGGTCTCGGAATGCTCGGATTGGCCAACCTGCTCCGTAAAAACGGTGTGACCTATAAGGAGTTTGGTGAAGCCCTTGAGCAAGTCAACTCCAAGCAGTACTACGAACACACTCCTGCAACCATCCTTGCTAAGGAATTGCAAGGGGGTATCCGCGCAGCTGCACAGGTTGCTCGTTTCAATGATATGGAACGTGCCTTTGCCATTGCGCCTACTGCTTCGTGCAGTTACCGATATACTGATCTAGATGGGTTCACCACCTGCCCTGAGATCGCTCCTCCTATCTCTCGTCATGTAGACCGTGACTCTGGAACCTTTGGTGTTCAGAGTTATGACTACGGTGATGTAGAGATTGCCAGTGAAGTTGGCTGGGAGGATTACAAAAAAGTTGTTGATGGCATCGTACAGATGCTAGATGCTACGGGACTTCTTCACGGTTACAGCTTCAATAGTTGGTCTGATGTGATCACCTATGACGAAGCGTTTATTGAAGAGTGGTTGCAATCACCGCAAACCTCCCTTTATTACTCGCTTCAGGTCATGAGTGATACCCAAGATAAGACCAGCGCCTATGCGGCATTGGATGAGTCTGAGGTTGACGATTACCTGGAGTCGATTCTCTATGATAGAGATGATGATCCTGCTCCTGATTGTAATTGCGGCGAATGAACCCTTATCAAAAACTACTGTCTCGTAAAAGAACTTGGACTCCGGTACAAACAACTGCCGGTAAACTGGCTGATGGTGCTGAAGAAACTATCTATCGAGCACTTGCTATTCGACATATGGAATTGCCAGTCGGTGATTTCATTCAAGATACACTGAATAAAGAAGTGCCTGAGGCTGCACGAGAACTTCTTGAATCCAACATTAGGGATGAAGAGAAGCATGATCTTGCACTGACCTACATTACTAACGCCATCGGCATTGATGAGCAGGCAGAAGCTGAAGCTAAGCGTCTACGTGATGCGTGGATTGCTCACCCTGATCACACGATTGCCAAGGCACTGGTTGCTGAACGTGCTATCTTCTTTGTTCTTCTTCCCTTTTTCCGCTTCAATGGTGACGCTGGTCTCCGTACTGTAAGTGCTGACATTAGTCGTGATGAACAAGTTCACGTTGCTACCAATAGCCTTGTTTGTCGTGAGTTGGGGGTTGATTTCTCTCCTTCTCTTGATAAATTGCGTAAAGCAACTATCAACTGGGTAATGTCACCTCTTTCTGGGGTAGACTCCAATAAGTATCTCAACAAAAAATTTTGGCTGGATGCAAGTGATCGCTTGATGTATGAAGGTAAAGCACCTGAACTTATCGAAACAAAGCGAGCACGTATGCCAGCGTTCTTTGAACATGCAAACCCAAATCTTCCACAGTATGCCTAGCCCATCGCGGGATTCAGAATATCGGTTTGCAGATAACCTTAAAAGGCGTTACAACCTAACTGTTGAAGATTACAACAATTTATTTAATAGCCAAAACAGCTGTTGTGCTATTTGTGGTACAGATTCCCCTGAAATGAAAATGTATCGCGGAAACGGTTGGGTTGTAGATCATTGTCATGCCTCAGGCACAGTCAGAGGTATACTTTGCTGCCGATGCAATTTACTGTTAGGAAGGGCAAAAGACAGCATACAGATTTTACAAAATGCAATCGACTATCTCTCTGAATACTCTCAACCTTCTGACTGTTGAAAAGTTGTTGGCTGAGCTAGAGGATCTTTATCCACCATTCAACCCCACTCCTGACACGTCACTTAATCAGATCATGTATAGATCTGGACAAGTAAGTGTTGTTGAGTGGATTCGTACACGAATTACTAACGAGGATTAACATCATGTGTGGCGGTCGGCCTCAACATCACATCGAAGAAGAGAAAAGGCGTGCAGCAGCTGAAGCCGGAGCTTTGCGGCAAGAAGCTGAAAAACTTAGAAAGGCTCAAGAAGAAAGGATGATGGCCCATCAAGCTGCAGCTGAAGAACGTCAGCAGGAAGTTTTGACTACCATTGTCGAATCTGCTAAACAGCCAGTTAAAGTTAAAACTGCTGCTGATGCTACAACTCCTTTGATGAGTACAAGACAAAAGGCTGCTGGAAAAGCTACTGGTGTAGCTTCTCTTCGCATCAATCGTGCTCCTAGCACTAATCTCAGTACTAATGTTGGTACTGGTATTAGTGGTGTAAACATTGGTTAATTAGATGGACGCTAAATCAAGGTACGATCATCTAAGTAGTTACCGTACTAACTTTCTCCAAACTGCAGTTGAATGCTCTGAGCTTACGATTCCTTATCTTATCCAACGTGATGAGTTTAGGATTACCCACAAAACCCTTAAACAACCTTGGCAATCAGTCGGAGCCAAATCAGTAGTTACATTGGCAGCCAAGCTTATGCTTGCGCTACTTCCCCCTCAAACTACTTTCTTTAAACTTCAGATTCGTGATGATAAGCTAGGCACTGAGTTGCCCGCTGAAATCCGTTCTGAACTTGACCTGAGTTTTGCCAAGATTGAACGCATGGTGATGGACTCGATTGCTGCTTCTAGTGATCGTGTCGTTGTTCACCAAGCCATCAAACATCTTGTTGTTGGTGGTAATGCGTTGATTTACATGGGTAAGGATGGGCTTAAGCATTATCCATTGAGCCGCTATGTAGTGGAACGGGATGGTAATGGTAACGTAATTGAGATCGTCACCAAAGAACTGATTAACAAAAAGCTTCTCCCTAAGGAGTTGCAAGAAAAAGATAATCAAGTCAATGATCGTAGCTATGCTCATGAAGATGACGTAGAGGTTTATACTCACGTTCGTCTTGATAATAATCGTTGGCTGTGGCATCAAGAAGCCTACGGTAAGCGTATCGCAGGTACTGAAGGCAAAGCACCTACAGATGCTAACCCTTGGCTAGTCCTTCGATTCAATACCGTAGACGGTGAGAACTATGGACGAGGTAGAGTAGAAGAGTTCTTGGGTGATCTCAAGTCCCTAGATGCACTCTCTCAGTCCCTCGTAGAGGGCTCTGCAGCAGCCGCTAAGGTCGTCTTCGTGGTATCACCCTCAAGCACCACCAAACCGGCCACCATAGCCCAGGCAGGCAACGGTGCGATCGTTCAAGGACGGCCAGAAGACATCGGTGTTATCCAAGTAGGTAAGACCGCTGACTTCAGTACTGCAGCTAATCTTGCTGCTACTCTTGAACGACGTGTTGCAGAAGCATTCCTTGTGCTTACTGTTCGTCAATCTGAACGCACTACAGCTGAAGAGGTTCGCCTCACTCAGATGGAACTGGAACAACAACTTGGAGGATTGTTCTCCCTGTTAACTGTTGAGTTCCTTATCCCTTATCTCAATCGTAAGTTGCTGGTACTGCAACGTTCTGGTGAACTTCCCCGGATTCCTAAGGATCTGGTGAACCCAACCATTGTTGCTGGTATCAACGCCCTTGGTCGTGGTCAAGATCGTGAGTCTCTCACCACCTTCATTGCGACTATCTCTCAAGCACTTGGTCCTGACCAGATGCTTCAATTCATCAATGCAGATGAAGCTATCAAACGCTTGGCAGCTGCACAAGGTATTGATGTACTGAATCTTGTTAAGTCTGTTGATCAGCGTACTGCTGAACGTCAACAAGCTATGGGTCAACAACAGCAGATGATGCAAATGCAACAGCTGCCTGATATGTTGAAGGTTCCCATGGCTGACCCATCCAAGAACCCTAATGCGGAAGAAGCTGTTGCTCAATACCTGGGCAGTCAACAATCCGCTCCACCAATGCAATAACTTTTTATGGCTGAAATTTTGAGTTACGATGCTACTCCTGATGCAGAAGTAATGTCGTCAATTGAATCCGACGAAGCAGAATCCCTTGCCCTGGGCGAAGAGCTTATGGCTCAACATGAGGGTATGCTGGCTGGTAAATACAAGAACGCTCAGGATCTTGAGAAAGCTTATATGGAGCTGGAGAAGAAACTGGGTGGTAACTCTCGTGAGGAATCTGAAGAAGAGTCTTACGATGAGGAACCAGCTGAAGAAGAGAGTCGGGACTATGAAGATTTCTCTGGTCTTCTTTCACTTGCGGGTGAAGAGTATTCTAAGAACGGAGAACTGAGTCAAGAAACTCTTGATGCATTCTCTCAAATGTCATCTCAAGATCTAGTGAAAGCTTATTTTGAGATGCAAGAAAATACTCCATCCGTATCTGGACGGGAGTTGAGTAATCAAGAAGTCAACCAACTGCAGAACATGGTAGGTGGCCAAGCTGCTTACAATCAACTTACCAGTTGGGCAGCAGAAAACTTCAGTGAAGGTGAGATCGAAGCTTTTGATTCTCTCATTGAATCTGGCAACACTAACGCTATCCAGCTTGCACTGCAAGCACTGTACTATCGCTATACTGATTCCATGGGTGTTGAAGGAAACATGCTGACTGGTAAACCTGCTCGTTCACAAGACGTGTTCCGTAGTCAGGCTGAGTTGGTACGTGCAATGGCTGATCGTCGCTACGACAATGATCCTGCCTATCGACAGGATGTTATCGATAAACTTGAACGATCTGACATTGAATTTTAATGAACGACACTAACATCTGGCCCATCGAACCTCCCATGTACACTGATCACAACTACACCGTGCCTCACAACGAACGTGCTGAACTACTCAATGGTCGCTTGGCTATGCTTGGCTTCGTGGCTGCTATTGGTGCTTACGCGCTGACTGGTCAAATTATCCCCGGTATTTGGTAATGCCTAAGGTTGGAAAGAAGGAGTTCCCATACACTCCTGCTGGTAAAGCTGCAGCTAA